CCGCAAATATTTTTCCAGATTCAATGTGGTTGTTGGAGATGAAGCACACCAGTTTAAGAGTAAGTCATTAATATCTATAATGTCAAAACTTGCTGACTGTAAGTATCGTTTCGGATTTACTGGAACACTTGATGGCACACAAACACATAAATGGGTATTGGAGGGTTTATTTGGACCTTCATACAAGATTATCAGAACAGAAGAACTGATGAAGAAAGGTCATGTTGCAACGTTGGATATTAATGTACTTCTATTGAAACACCCTGCACATAAGTTTGAAAACTTTGAAGAAGAAGTTCAATATATTATCAACCATGAAAGACGAAACAAATTTATACGTAATCTTGCTTTAGATCTTAAAGGTAATACACTAATTCTTTTTGCAAGAGTTGAAGGTCATGGACAACCACTATATGAAATGATAAATAACAATACGGTGGATAGTCGTCAGGTATTCTTTGTTCATGGTGGAGTGGATACTGAAGATCGTGAAAAGGTAAGAGAAATTACTGAAAAAGAAAATAACGCAATTATCGTTGCTTCATACGGAACTTTCAGTACAGGCATTAACATCAAAAATCTGCATAATGTTATTTTTGCTTCTCCTTCTAAATCCAGAATACGTAACCTCCAATCAATTGGAAGAGTCCTTAGAAAAGGAAACAACAAAACAAAAGCAACTTTATATGATATCGCTGACGATATATCCTACAAATCCAGGAAAAATTATACCCTTAACCATTTAATTGAAAGAATCAAAGTTTATAACGAGGAGAATTTTAATTACGATATAGTAAACATACCACTTAAAAATTAATGGAAGAAGAATTTTACGCAATATTAAAACTTACATCAGGTGAAGAAATTTTTTCTTTAATCTCTATTGATGAGAATGAAGATGACCCTATTATCATGCTTCAAAATCCAATTACAATGAAGATAGTCAATAGTACAAATGGACTTCATGTAAAAGTTAGATCATGGATGGAAATGTCATCAGATAGTATTTTTATTATAAAACCTGATAAGGTAATTACCATGACTGAAAGTCATGATGAACGATTGATAGAAATATATACAAATTACATTAGTGATGAAAATGATTTAGATATCTATAATTCTTTTGGATCTACAGATGATTCTTCAGGAAAAGTGATTCCATCACAAAAAATGGGATATATATCTTCAGTAGATGATGCTCGTAAAAAATTAGAAGATATTTTTAAACTTGAAGTAGAAGATTCTAAAGAAAGCTAAAGTCTTATCTTCAAACCTAACAAAGGTATTCTACTTATATTTCATCATGTTGTCAAGCTTCAGAAGTATGCTATAATAAACATAACTTATAGTATTAACGAGTAATGACTTATGCCCAAAAAGAAATCGGAACACTATGTAAATAATAAAGAATTGTTAGAGGCAATGATTGTCTACCGCACTAAGGTGGAAAAATCATATATGAAGACTTTTAATAAAGATCTTACCGAGTTGCCAAAACAAGAAAGAGGTAAACAGTGGGAAGGAAAACCTCCGATTCCAAATTATCTTGGTGAGTGTTTTTTGAAAATTGCAACGCACCTTTCATATAAACCAAACTTTGTTAATTACATGTTCCGTGAAGATATGATTTCTGATGGAATCGAAAATTGTGTTCAGTATATTCATAATTTTGATCCTGAGAAATCTAAAAATCCTTTTGCATATTTTACTCAAATTATTCACTATGCTTTTTTGAGACGCATTCAAAAAGAAAAGAAACAACTAGACATCAAAACTAAAATCATTGAGAAAACTGGATTTGATGAGGTTATGATGGTTGATGATAGCTTGCTTTCTGGACATAGTTCGGACTATAATACGATCAAGGATAATATTCAATATCGCAATAGATGAAAGTAGCAATCATCACAGACACTCACTATGGTGCCAGAAAGGGTTCTAAGTATCTTCACGATTACTTTGAACTCTTTTATCAGAATGTTTTCTTCCCTGCCCTAAAGGAACATGGTGTTGAAACAGTCATTCATATGGGTGATGCGTTTGACAGTCGCAAGTCAATTGATTATCAGAGTCTTGATTGGTCCAAGAGAGTTGTCTTTGATAACCTCAAAGATTATGATGTGCATATGATTATTGGTAATCATGATACATATTACAAGAATACAAACGAAGTAAATTCACCAGAACTTCTTCTTCAAACTTATTCAAATATCAAGACTTATAGTGATCCTACAGAAGTTAATATTGGTGGATTAAACATTCTATTTTTACCATGGATTAATCAGGGAAATGAAGAAGCATCTTATCAACTTATTAAAGAGACAAATTGCAAGTGCGCGATGGGGCACCTTGAGTTCCAAGGATTTAGAGTTAATCGACAAATCATCATGGAACATGGTTTGTCAAGCGAGTTATTTGAGAAGTTCAAATATGTCTTCTCCGGTCACTATCACACTCGATCGGATGATGGACGAATCTTTTACTTGGGCAATCCCTATGAAATGTTCTGGTCCGACGTTAACGATACCAGAGGATTTCATATATTTGATACGGAAAACCTTACTCTAACTCCAATCGATAATCCTTATAAATTATTTCATAATATCTATTATGAAGATACTAATTACAAGTTGTTCAATGCTTCAGAATATGAAAGTAAAATTGTAAAGGTTATCGTCCGTAAAAAGACTAATCCAAAAGACTTTGAAAAGTTCATTGACAAACTTCATTCTGCTGGAGTTCAAGAACTCAAGATTGTAGAAAATTTTGATATTCATGAGTCTGAAGAATTTGAGATTGATGAAGAGGAAAGCACTATTTCCATTTTGAATAGATATATTGATGAGTCTGAATTTGAATTTGATAAAAATATAATTAAAGGTATCTTTCAAGATCTTTATAGGCAAGCTTGCGAAGTAGAGTAAATGTTTCTTCTAACTCTTAGAGATAATAAAAATGACGGTGCATATGCTGTTCAAGACAGATATGGAAATAAAGTTTTATTTTTATTCGAAGAAGAAGATGATGCTGAAAGATATGCTATGATGCTAGAGGATCAAGAAGAAGCTACAATGGATATTGTAGAAGTTGACGATGAACTTGCGTTAAAAACTTGTAAGCATTACTCTTACAAGTATGCAATTATTACACCTAATGACATTGTGATTCCCCCTAAGAATGATAACTTTCAAGACGATTAAATACAAAAACTTTTTGTCCACTGGAAATCAATTCACAGAAATTGATTTTCAAGAACACGACACTAATTTGATTATTGGAACCAATGGTGCCGGTAAATCTACTATGTTAGATGCACTTACCTTTGGTTTGTTTAATAAACCTTTTCGTAAAATCAATAAACCACAATTAGTCAATACGACTAATGAAAGAGATTGTGTGGTTGAAATTGAATTCACTGTCAATAGTCGTGATTATTTGGTACGTAGGGGAATCAAACCAAATATATTTGATATTGAAGTAAATGGTCAACCTCTGCATAAGGAAGCAGACGACCGTTCTAATCAACGTATTCTTGAGGAAAATATTCTCAAGGTAAATTATAAATCTTTTACTCAGATTGTAATTTTGGGTAGCAGTACCTTTGTACCTTTTATGCAATTGACTCAAGCAAATCGTCGTGAGGTGATTGAAGATCTGTTGGACATTCGTATCTTCTCTGCTATGAATAGTCTAATTAAAGATCAGATTAGAGTTCGTAGAGATCAAGTTAAATCTCTTGATCTCAAAAAAGATAACTTCAAAGATAAGATGAAGATGCAGCAAAACTTCATTGAAGAACTTGAAAATCGTGGCAAGCAAAATATTAAAGACAAAGAAATTAAAATTCAAAGTCTCTTGAATGAAGAAAATGACTTGATGAATGCTTGCGATAGTATGAATGAAGAACTTTCTTCTTTAGAAAAGAAACTTGAAACTAATTCTGGTGCAAGAGACAAGTTAGTAAAACTAAACAATCTTAAAGGAAAAATCTCTCAAAAGGTAAGTACTATTACCAAAGAACATAAGTTCTTTACCGAAAATACGGTATGCCCTACTTGTACTCAAGAGATTGAGGAAGAGTTTCGTGTAAATAGAATTAGTGATGCTCAAAG